TAGATAATAATGGTAAGACTTGGATAACTTACCTCGAAGATGGATTTGATATTTATAATACAGCCAACAGGTATACAATAAAAGAGATATTGGAAATTTTTAAAACACAAAAAGGATTATGAAAGGAAAAAAATACATACCAAAGGACGACGATTTAATCGAGATCATTGAATTTGTGACCTGGTTGCGATTGGAATGCGATTTTAATTCGATATACCTTTGGGATTACAAAGGAGAGAATTTAACCTTAGAGGAATTATTAATTATATATAGACAAAAAAATGAACAATAAAGAAGAGTTAATCGTTGAAATTATGGCCTGGATCTCAGTAATCACGTTGGCCGTTGCTTTTATATTTATTATCACGCATTAATGACAGAGCAGCAAATACAAACTAAGATAAAAAAGAAACTCCAGGCGCAAGGGTATTTCGTTACAAAACTAATAAAGACCTCAACAAATGGCATTCCGGATCTCTTAGCTATAAAAGACGGCCAGGCGACTTTTATCGAAGTAAAAAAGGAAAATGGTATATTGTCACCTCTTCAAGAGTTGAGGCTCTCAGAGCTTAAAAAATACGGCTGTATTGTCAAAGTTTGGTCCGACTTTGAAACAAATTTTTAACTAATTTGTTACAAAATAACTTTTTAGCGTTATATATAATATATTTACTATATTTGTAATATGATAAAACCTTACACGATATCGACTCAAATGTGGTTGGAACACGATGACGACAACTTAGGACTTAACGGCTCGTTTGTCGATTTCCGTGTGAACGTCGATAGTATTGACGGGTTTTGGATTGAGTCACCGGAGGAAATCGTCCTTGTAATTAGAGGAAACGCATATTATATTGAGAATGAAACTCACATTTTACATTTTTTGAGTGAGTATTTTAATCCGATGAGGTTGTGATAATCCACGAACTCGCTAAAAAGGACGCGCAATGGCGAAAAATGGCTTTGCAAATTTGCAAATGCAAAGACTTAGCGGACGAGTTAGTTCAAAATATGTATATTAAATTATCCGAAAGGACAATTCCAGTCTCAGACGGATATATTTTTGTAACTTTGAGATCATTATTTTATGACTCTCTTAAAAATAATGATATTTTAATCGACGATTTTAGTAAATTTGAAATCGAAGACGATATTTATATTGAGGGTATTGATTACAAAGAACTCTCAAAAGATTTAACCTGGTACGAAAGGACTCTATTTGAACAATCGACACTAATAGGACAAAGAGAACTCTCAAGACAAACCGGAATACACATTCAAACTATCCATCGAGTTAATAAGATGGTAAAACTTAAATTAAATGGCAAAAAGAAAGACTAAAAAAGAAATTCAAGGATTGGGCGACGTTGTCGCAGCAGTTACCTCAGCAGTTGGAATTGAGCCTTGCTTAGATTGTAAAGAGAGACAATTCGGATTAAACCGACTTTTTAACTTTAAAAAGGTGAAATCGGAAATGACTCCAAACGATAAGGAGCATTTTAGAATATTTTTAGACGTAAAAGGTCAAAGGATAATCGATGGAAAGCGAACAGAGTTAGTTTTTGAAGACGTAAGTTATTTAAACGGATTGTATTTACATTATTTTGGATTAGATAATTCAAATTGTCCGACTTGCTCAAAAGTTCACGAAACGATTATAAAGGATTTATATAAATTATACAATTTTGAAAGTAACTAAAAAACAACAGCAAGAGGAATTTTATCAATTTTTAGATGCTATAATTGAAAACGCACCACAAGACCTCTCAGCGAACGAAATATGGATGCCTAGCAACTTATATAAGTTATTAAAAAAGAAGTCTCACAATGGCTTTAAATTGTTTACGTCGGAGTTTTTGACTAATAACGAGGTTATTTTAGGAGCTTACAAAATCAATTAATTGTTTTGGATTGAAATTATGGATAAAAGGAAATTTAATGGAGGAAATTCAACCAAAGCGGTAAGGCCGGACGACAAAAGATTGATGACAAAATCGGAAATGCAAGACACTTACGAGAGATTGAAACCTTTTTTGCCAGAGGCAATATTACAACTCGAGGCAGCGATGCAAGCCGGAGAGAAGTGGGCAATTGAGTTATGGTTTAAATACTTCTTTGGAATGCCAAAACAAACAATCGACCAGCATATAAGTATTGAGAAACCAATTTTTAACTCCTTAGACTTAGATGTTCCAGAAAACGACGGCTCAGAGTAAAATTGCAAAGCTTAGAAAACGAGTTCGAATTGTGCAAGGCGGAACGTCAAGCTCCAAAACGTTTTCTATTTTACCGCTTTTAATTACTTACGCAATACAAAATCCATTTTCGGAGATTAGTATTGTTAGTGAGTCAATCCCTCATTTAAAAAGAGGAGCTTTAAAAGACTTTCAAAAAATAATGCTCCTAACTGACAATTATAAAGATCAAAATTTCAATCGTTCATCCTTAAAATATACATTCTCGAATAATTCCTATATTGAATTTTTCAGCGTGGACCAACCCGACAAATTGAGAGGAGCGAGGAGAGATATTTTATTCATAAACGAGTGCAATAATATCGACTTTGAAAGCTACCAGCAACTCGCAATCCGTACAAAGAAATTTATATATTTAGACTACAATCCAACGAATGAATTTTGGGTACAAACGGAACTCGTAAACGATCCAGATAGTGACTTTGTTATTTTGACTTACAAAGATAACGAGGCGCTAGATCCGGCAATCGTCAAAGAGATTGAGAAAGCAAAAGAGAAAGCATCGACGTCAACCTATTGGGCAAACTGGTGGAATGTCTACGGACTTGGACAACTTGGATCACTCGAGGGAGTCATCTTTCAAAATTGGGAGCAAATAGATACCATTCCAACTGAGGCAAAGTTTTTAGGAAGTGGACTCGATTTTGGTTATAGCAATGACCCGACCGCTCATATTGCGGTATATGATTACAATGGTAAGATTATCGTTGACGAATTAATTTATAGCACCTCACTTTTAAACTCGGATATAATTCGACTAATGAAGCAAGAGCGGACCGCTCCAATTTGGGCGGACTCAGCAGAGCCGAAATCAATCGAAGAGATAAGACGCGCCGGGTACAATATTAAACCGGTAGTCAAAGGAGCTGACTCAATCAATTACGGAATATCGGTATTGCAGCAAAAGGAAATCCTTGTCACTAAGTCAAGCACCAACCTAATAAAAGAGTTAAGGAATTACAGCTGGGACGTTGACAAGACCGGAAAAAAGCTAAATGTACCAATTCAAGATTTTAATCACGCCATAGACGCACTCAGATACTTCGCAATGATGAGCCTCGCAATAAATAAAAGCAGACGCGTAATAATTACGTAAAAAAAAATAAACAAATTCACTTTTTTTAGTTATATATATATGAGAGTTACAATTCCAACGGATTTAAAGGAGATTAAATTGTCTCAATATCTGAGATATTTAAAAGTATTAAAAGACAACCAGGACGATGAGACGTTTGTTTGCATTCAAATGGTTGCTATATTTTGCAACTTGAGCGTTGCCGATGTTATGAAAATACCCGTTAACGACTTTGCTGAGATTGTCGAGAATTTAGCTAAGGTATTGGATCAAAAACCGCAACTCGTTAGAACGTTTAAAATGAATGGCGTTGAGTACGGATTTATTCCGTACTTAGATAAGATTACACTAGGAGAGCATGCGACAATTGACTCGTTACTCGGTAGCGATGAGAATTTAAGTTTATTGATGTCGGTATTATATCGTCCAATTACTAAAAAGGTTTTGCCATTTTATCAAATTGAGACTTACGACGGAGACGAGAGCAAAGCGGAATTATTTAACGATGTGAGAATGGACGTTGTAACTGGATCAATACTTTTTTTTTGGAATTTAAGCAAGGAATTATTGAACAATATCCTATCGCATTTGGAGAGCAAATCGATGAGGGAGGGGAAATCTCTCGAGGAGGTTTTGGAGAGCGGTGGGGTTGGTATCAATCTTTTGTTAGACTTTCAAGAGAGCTTGGACTTAAGCCTCGAGAAGTTGGAAGCGAGCCTCTTCACGAGTCACTCACGCTTTTATCTTACTTAATCGACGAAAGCAAAGAAGAGGCAAAACAAATTAAAAATCACTTTAAAAAATGAGAGCATTTTACCAAGCCATAGAATATATAAAAAGTACGTTGGAGAGCGCGCCTCTTTTAAATACAATAACTCACGGCACAGACATAATCGATAATGTTAAGAAAAATATTTTTCCTCTGGCTCATATTAATATCCTCAGCTCCTCAATTAGTAACGGAGTTGTCAATTTCACTTTTGAGGTTGCAGTTGTCGACATTCGAAATATGTCAAAAATTAATATCAAAGATAAGTTTCTCGGTAACGACAACGAGCTTGACAATTTAAATACGTGTCACGCTATCCTCAATTATATGATTACTAAAATGAGATTGCAAAGAAATGAGAATGATATTGAATTGCAAAACGATCCAAGTTTGCAACCTATTTTATTGGCGTTTACAAATGCCTTAGATGGTTGGAAATGTGATATTGAAATAAGCGTCCCAAACAACGAGTTTAAAGTTTGTTGTGATGGAGATTAAAAACGTTCAACAAGCCCTCAACGAGTTTGGTGAGTCAGTAATTGAGAGAGCGAGACAAAATTTAAAAACGGGAGGCCGTTACGGATCACATAACGCATCCGGAAATTTATCGAAGTCTTTAAATTACAAAGCCAAAGAGAATAAAAACTCCATCGAGTTTGATTTTTACGCGGAAAGTTATTGGGCGCAATTAGATTACGGAACAAAGGGAAGTGAGTCAAGTGCAAAAGCTCCAAATTCTCCATATAAAGCAAACGCCTCAAGGGGTGCAATTGATAAGTGGGTTACTCGCAAAGGTATTCAAGGAGTGCGAGGCGCTGGAGGACAATTTGCAAATCGTAAAATGATGGTAACGTCAATCACAAACTCGATAAATAGAACGGGTACTTACGAGACGCGATTTTTTAGGAATGCCTTTGATAATGAGTACAAAGATTTTGATAATAATATAGTTGAAAAATACGGCCTTGACTTAGAGTCGTTTTTGATATTTACTTTAAAAGAAATATAATAATGAAAGTAGTAAAAGTAAGGAGTCCATTTATAATCCAAATTAACGAGGCGACTCAATTAGGATCTAAAATTGAGTTATTCATTTGGAATAGTGGAAGTTCAATCCCAACGACTCCGACATACACACTAAGCAAACCAATACCAACCTCAAACCAAAGATTGACGAGTTACAACGTGTCTAATTTTGTTAAGGAATATATCGACAATATTGCTCCGGTTTATGTCAATACAATCGTTCAAGAAAATGTCATTAATTGGGCATTATTTAGAGTCAAAAGATATTGGAATAATGACGGAACTTTTACTTTATTAGATACAACCGATTATGTTGGAGTTAATGGATTTTCAAATTATATGGACGGATTACAAGTTGCGGACAATACACTTGTAAAATTGCTATTTAATCCGGATATTAAAAACAATTATCAAATTGAAAATTCCTACTCTCCAGATACAATTCAATATTTAAACGTCTTAGTAGATTTTCAAAGTGATGCGGATGTTTTAGAGGTTATTTATTCTCGAATTTACGGAACTTCTTACGATTTTACATTTATTGAAGGCGATACAATTGGGATTTATTTATTTAAAATTCCAATATCTTTAGCGAAAGTTAATTCTAATTTTATTAATGGATGCAATGTTGAAATATCTTTTAGCCCTGAGGGTGAAAGTCCAATTGTAAACACTTTTAATACTTATCCAATTTGCGAGCCAAAATACACTCCAGTACTTTGCGACTTTATTAATCGTTTTGGAGGTTGGCAGACTTTGACTTTATACAAAGCGCAGACGAATAGTTTAAGCGTTAAAAACGAAGACTATAAACTTAGTCCAAAGGAGGTAAATTATAATCCATTGAGAGGGCAAAAAAGATCATTTAATTTTATTGGAACTCAAAATATAAAAACAAACACCGGTTGGATTGATGAGAATTACA